AAGCCTATTGAAAAAGCTAATGCTCGTCGGAAGTATAATCAAATGCGCACAAAACTACAATCAAACCCAGGAAAGACTACTGCGGAAGAGTTTAAGCGGTTTATCAAGGAAAATGATCCCGGAGCGAAAGTTTTGGGTTGGGATGAGAAAGATGAGTCTGCTATAGGAAGCGACGACGAATAGGCCGCTTTATAGCCCAAAAAGTGCAAAAAGGGTCGTTTTGAAAACCTGTGGTAGTATCTTTTATCAGATGAACCGGGTTGCCGGTTCCAAACTTAATTAAGGAGAAACCACTATGGCGAATAAAGCCCAACCAGTAGGACTCAAACCCTACGAACAATGTCTTAGAGCACGTCCCTACGTCGCTGGAAGCACTGTGTATCCCGGAGACCCTTTGTCTCTTGCAGCAGATGGACAAGTTGATTCATCTGTTACTGTTCCACTTATCGGCGTAGCACTTCATTATGCTACTGTTGGACAAACAGTGATGGTTGCAGATCATCCAGATCAAATCTTCGTAGCTGAAGCTGATGCTGCTATCGCTGCCGCAGATGTAGGTAAAAACTGTACACTAGATTTAGGAACAGCTTCTACCGCTTACAAAATGTCTCGATGTTTTGTTGATGGATCAGAAATCGCGGATACTTCGACTTTAGCTGTTAAAATTTTAGGCATTGGTCAAGCCATAGATAACACTGTAGCAGTTGACGATGTAGACGTTTTAGTAAAAATTAATAACCATATTCTTGGCAGCCATACCGGCACTGCTGGATTATAATTTAAGAAAGGAATTTAAATATGTCTCCAGTAGCATTAAGATCAAATTATTCAGATTTATTTGGCTCAAGTATGTTGCCAGTGTTGGAGGAGCTCTTCCGTTCAGAGCTTATGCAACACCCTATGCGTCGTGAACAACTGTTCAAAACAGTTTCAACTGACCGTGATATTTGGCAATCTTCTGAGCTTCATGATATGCCTTTGTTTCAACAAGTAGCTGAAGGTCAAGACTACAGCTTCTTCCGTCAAAATCAAGGTGTTAACAAAACGTTGTCAGTTTTAAAATATGGACTTGGTTTCTCAATCTCTGAGGAAGCAATGGACGATGGTAAAATTGATTTCATCGCTGACGCTGTTAAAAAAATGGCTAAATCAGCTCGTGAATCACAAGAGATTTCAGCAATGAATATCTTTAATAACGGTTTTGGTTCTGAAACTTCAGCTGATGGTTTGTCAGTGTTCAACACTGCTCATACTCTTCCTTCTGGCTTAACTTTCCGTAATAAATTGTCTACAGATGCCGATCTTTCTCCTTCTTCTTTGGAGCAAGCTTTGGTTGACTGTGAAACCCAATTTATCGGTGATTCAGGAATCATCTACAATATCCCTATGAAGATCTTGTTAGTACACCCTGAAAACAAACGTTATGCAATGGAAATCATTGGATCTGAATTGAAAGCTGACAGCGCTGATAACAACATGAACTCTCTTAAGCAAGATGGTTTAGTAGTTGTTTCATCTCCTCATTTAACTGATACTGATGCTTGGTTCTTGCTTGCATCTTCTGACCAAACTGGTCTTCGTATCGTTCAACGTACTGGAATCCAAACTAAAGGTTCTGGCGAAGACGTTGGTTTCTTAAATGACAGCATCTACTACAAATCAAGATACCGTGAAAAAATTGGCGTTATTCATCCTTATGGAATCTTCGGTTCTCAAGGAGCCTAAGACGACAATTAGTGGGTTTTAGCGATATTAAAGCCTTAGGGGGTACCAAAAGTGCCCCCTTTTTATTTGTATGATACAATAACCAAAGTAGACCGCCATTATGGCGGACTTAGAATAACTAAGACTATAGGAGTTTTATATGGCAATTCCAACAAGAGGCGGAGTCCATTTCAATGGTCCCATTAAGAACAAAGTAAAACGAGATGGCGCAAGAGCATGGTATGGCGACTTAAATGTCGGTCAAGAGCCAGATCTTTGCATTTACAGTAATGACTTTTTAGTCGCACAAGATTACGCCGCTGCTGACTGGGTTATCAATACTACTGAAGCGGGGACTGGAAACGCTACTGAAGCTTTGGCTGCTGACGAACGATGTGGCGCCCTAGTAATCACAAATGATGACGCTAACGATGACGTTGATTCACTTCAGTCAACTGAAGAAGCATGGTCATTAACAGCTGGTAAACAGTTGTGGATGAATATGCGTATCAAAGTTTTAGATCCAGCAAATGCTGATATGTTAGTTGGTCTTGCTATCACAGATACTACTCCCCGAGATGCAACTGATAAAATCGGTTTTATGTTGGCTGCTGGTTCTGCCGCTCTTTCTTGTGTATCAACAAAAGATTCAACTTCTACAACATCAAGTTCAATCGCTACTTTAGTGGCTGACACTTATGTTAAACTTGCTTTTCACTACGATGGAGTAAGCAAGGTTGAATGGTTTGTTAACGGAGCTAAAGTTGCTACTCATTCTTCTAATCTTCCAGATAATGAAAATTTAGCTATCACTCTTAACATCCAAAACGGAGCCGCTGCAGCGAATGCTTTAACAGTTGATAACATTTATATTGCTCAAGAAAGATAAGGTGCTAAATGGCCGCTTATACAAAGCAGGAAAATGTTATTCGAATTGATGCGGATAATGATACCTTAACTGGAGCATTTTACGTTGAAAAAATCGTATATATTCCAGGAACAGGGTCGCCGACTGCGGCGATAAAAAAGACAGATACGAGTGGTATGACCTTGTGGGAATGCTCTGGATCAAGCGCTCTTTATGTTGATGCTTGCATCCGATTAAAGGGCGTTACTCATATCGACCTAGCTGGCACAGGTACTGTACTTTATCTGTATCTAAGAACGACATAGTAGGGCCAGCCAATGGCCAATATTATTAACGGTAATACTTTTTACGTAGACGCAGCTTCTAGCGGAGCAACTGCTGGAAGCTTTGTCTCTGAGAAAGACGTACAAGTCTTAGGGATTATCTTTACCTCAGACACAACAGGTAATCAAATTACAGTTAGTGATATCAAGCAAATGAATGATGGGGCTACCGCAGGGGCTGGAGCCAAAAAACTAAAAGTGACAATTAGTGCTGCAGATGAAACAGTATTTCTTCGTCTTGCCGATTCTCCTATTCGATTCCCCAACGGGATTTGGATTGAGTCAATAGACAGTAATTCTGTGGCAACAATTTTATTTAAAAATAAATCTTAAGAGAAAGAGAGGGAACAATGTCAATTACATTAGTAGACTTTAAAGACATAGTTGACGCTGTTGCCGAAGAGTTAAAAGTACAAGCTGAGGATACGAATACGATAGCCCGTATAAAAAGGGTCATCAATGAAACTTATCTTCAAGAGATTGTACCCTTTGCTAACTGGAAATGGCTAGAAGGTCATACAGCAATAAAATTCAATGCTGCTTACTTTGGGGGCACGGCCTCTGTAACGCCGAATTCTACAACTGTCACCCTTTCAACTGCTCCTAGCGTAAGCCTTGGCTCTTTTGCAGGAAAACTATTCTCAACCGATAGTTTTAATGAATCCTATATTATTTCAGCTCACACAGCAGGTTCTACAACTGTTACGCTTTCAGCTGAATATCTTGGAACATTGGATAGCGCTGTAACTTTCAAAATATGGACTGATAAGATCAATCTTCCAGCTGATTGCAGAGAAACTGTTTCGGTTTATACCAGTATGAATTCTCGCCCTATGGAGGGAGTAGGAAGACAGAAATTCAGAGAGCTTTCTCTTCTTGCACCAAAGACTGAAGGCTATCCTCGCATCTACTACACTGGCGATTACTATGACCCCACAAGTGGAACTGGGGAAATGGAATCTGACCGCTACAGACAGATGTCAGTATTTCCTTCAATCACGAAAAGCGCTCTCACAGTTTATATTGATTATTTAAAAGATGTAACAGAACTTACCAATGATGGGGATGAGCCTATTCTCCCAATACAAGACCGCATCGTAATCAAATATGGCGCCCTAAAAACTTTATGGAGAAGTATTGGTCGAAATCCAGAAGAAGCAGCAATAAGTTTTCAAGAGTTTAATGCTCGTCTTAACCGCATGGCCGGTAAGATTGAAGATTCAACTGACTATCCAAAGGTATCTCCTGATTCTTCATATGTTCGGAGACGCCGCTCGGGAAAGTATAGAATTTCCGGTTTCGGTGGGGACTTTAGTCCTTCCAGCGGAGGCGGAAACGCAGCTATCACCTATCTCGAGAATGTCACAATCAACGGTGGAACTATAACGAATGACATCACAGTCACATCTGGAAAGACTATAGATGGCGTTGATATATCTGTTCTCAAGAATGATTTCGATGCGCATCTGGTCGATGCTATCGATGCTCATGACGCTTCAGCAATCTCTTACAGCAATGCAACTTCTGGCTTAGCAGCCGACGAAGTACAAGAAGCCATAGACCTACTTGCTGCTGGCACTGTGGGAAAAACTAGTGTTACGCTTACCGATAACACTTCTAACCAGGTTGCCTATTCTGTGGCGGTCGCGACAGCGACGGTTGTGAGACTTAACTACTCAATAGTTCGAACAGCTTCAAATATTGAATCAGGAATCATCATACTTGTAACAGATGGGACTAATGCCTCCATCGCGCAAGGCGCGGCAGCTTCCCTTGGGACGCTAGGAGTAACCTTTACGACAGATGTTTCCGGCTCAAACTTAAGGTTATTGAGCACGACTACGTCAACAGGCTCCGATGCGACCTTCAAGTACAGTGTGGACGCTTTCTTGGCTTAATATGATATAATGTAAGGGCTATAAGGAGAATGATTTATGGCTGACACGTCTTTCAAAATAAAAAAGTCTCTAAACATAGAGCCTAAATCAAGCCCAACGCTAAATGCCGAGGGTGATATTGGAATGAATTCCACTTCACACAAGCTCGAGCTGCGGGATAATTCTGCAACAAGAAGTGTTGTAACTGAAGATGGAACAGCTACATTAACTAATAAAACCTTCGACGCTGATGGAACTGGTAACTCAATATCAAACATCGAGAACGCGGATATTAAAGCGGCAGCCGCGATAGCTTTAAACAAGTTAGCAGCCACAACTGCTTCACGAGCTTTAACTTCCGATGCTTCAGGCTTCGTCACAGCCTCAACTACGACTTCAACAGAGTTGGGCTATGTCAACGGAGTCACCTCTGCAATACAGACTCAGATTGATGGGAAAATTTCTGCTTCAAGTTCTGACACCCTAACTAACAAAACAATTGATGCAGATCAAAATACAATAACTAATATTGAGAACGCTGACATCAAAGCCGCAGCTGCAATTGCTCTTAACAAGCTTGCCGCCACAACAGCATCTCGCGCCCTAGTTTCAGATGGTTCTGGATTCGTAAGCGCATCCGCCGTGACGTCAACGGAACTCGGCTATGTTTCAGGAGTAACCTCAGCGATTCAAACCCAAATTGATTCTTTAGCATCAGCTGCAGTTCTCCCCTCCTCTCATGATATTTTAAATTTAGGTATTGCTACAAGCGTAGCAGCAAGTGCTTTAACAATTGCACTAAAACAACCGGACGGATCAAGTGATCCAGCTGCCGGAGCTGGTACCGTAAAAATTAGTTTTAGATCTTCAACGCTAACAAGCGGAGCATTTAATCAAAGAAGTGTAACAGCAGCTACCTCAGTTGTAGTTTCTTCTGGATCAACTTTAGGACAAGCAAGTGGACAACCATCAAATATTTATATTTATGCTTTAGATAACGCTGGAACTGTTGAGCTCGCAGTAAGCGGAACAAGATATCCAGAAATGGGAGTTATATCAACGACCGCCGAAGGCGGGGCCGGAGCTGCGGATAGTAGAACTGTTGTTTATTCTGCAACAGCAAGATCAAATGTTCCCTATCGATTGGTCGCCGTAATTACAAATACTCAAACAACAGCAGGAACTTGGGCAAGTGCAGGAACTGTTTTAGCAGTTGGAAATTTCTCAAGCTTACGAAAAAGAACCACGCCCTCAATGCAAACTTTTACTTCTGGTTCAGGAACTTACAATACGCCTGAAGGTGTAACTTATCTCCGCGTTCGTATGGTAGGAGCCGGAGGCGGCGGTGGCGGAGCTGGTTCAGCGGGGGGTACATCTGGTGGCGCCGGTGGAGATACAACCTTCGGAAGCATGACAGCAGGTGGAGGCGGAGGCGGCGGACGAGCTGCTGGCGGATCTGCCGCTGGTGGAACTGGTGGAACTGCATCCCTGGGATCAGGACCTATAGGAACTGCTCTTTCAGGAGCCTCCGGAAACGGAAACTGGGCAACACAAATCGGAACTGTAGTCTTCGGGGGTATTGCAGGACCGGGAACTCCTTTCGGGGGCGGCGGTGGAGGTATGAACTACACCGGTGCTTCAGGTGCAAATGCTCCAGCTAATACCGGATCAGGCGGACCGGGCGGCGGAGCGGCTTCAAGCAGTGCTTACTCTGGAGCTTCAGGAGCCGCCGCTGGATTCATAGATGCCATAATTAATGATCCATCCTCTACATATTCTTATGCAGTCGGAACAGCTGGAACAGCTGGAACAGCTGGAACTGGTGGAGGCGGAGGCGGAGCTGGCGGATCAGGCTACATAGAAGTAACTGAATATTACACTTAAGGAATTAAATAATGCCACGTCGTACCCAACTATACCTAAAAGCAAACTGGAACGGGGGACTGAATGACTCAGTTGACCCTGGCGTCCTACCCGATAATGACCTTGTCATAGCCGATAACGTAATATTTGCTACGAGTGGGTCTCGCCTTAAGCGTGAAGGAATTGACTATTTTGACAACATCACTTTACCAAGTGTTGTATCTGTGACGCGCTCTGGAACCACAGTTACGATTACCTTTGCAGATAATGTCGATTCAGTATCAAATAAAATTTTGTTTGCTGGTGAGAAGGTAACTGTCGTTACTAGTGATTCTCAATTCAATGTTACAGCTACAGCCCTTGATTCAGTATCAACGAACACAGCCACGTACACAGTTGGAGTCACACCAACAGCCGCAAGTGCTACATTTGTTTCACTCACACGCACCGCCACAATAGTGGGGGGTCAAGACTTCTGGTACTATGACGCTAGTAACAATGCCAAATCTCAAGTTCTCCTAGCTGTGAATTCTGATGCCCAATTCTTTAAGTATGATACCAATGGAAACAGGCTTGTTCTCACAAATAAAACATATTCAGTTACCTTCACAGATGCTGGAGATACAGTCACAATCGCAGCTCATGGGCTTGTTGAAGGTGATGCAATTCTTTTTACATCAATCACGTCCACGACGGGAATCAGTGCTAACACAGTTTATTATGTTGGTGGAACAATCACGACTAATACTTTTCAAGTCACTGCAACAAAGGGCGGCTCGGCCCTAACGCTCACAACAGATGGCTCTGGAACTGCAGTTTCTCCGCTTGGCACAAGCCCAATTACTTCAGCTGATTTCCTTGTTATAAATGAACGGTGCCTGATTACTTTTGATGGCATTAAAAATTTCCCTAAAATGTACGAACCCCAAACCTCAACAACAACTGTTCGAGGTGTATTCGGAGCCCCGCCTAATGCAAGCATCATGCGTAAACATCAAGGCCGAGTATGGATGAATTCAAAAAACGAACCTGATAGATTATACTATTCAAG